TGTCTTGGTGCGAATGTTCTCAGAGGACCAAATCAGGTTCCATGGGATGGAAAGTTGAAGTATGATTATCAGTTATGGATTGATAGTGATATTGTATTCAACTCAGAGAAGTTCTGGCAATTAATTTTAATGGATCAGGATATTGCAGCAGGTTGGTATTGTACCGAAGATGGTAAGACTACTTCTGTAGCACATTGGTTAGAAGAGGATGATTTTCGTAATAATGGTGGAGTGATGAATCACGAAACTATCGATAGTATATCCAAACGTAACAAACCATTTACAGTAGATTATACAGGTTTCGGATGGTTACTTATTAAACATGGTGTATTTGAGCACGAAGGATTACCTTATCCATGGTTTGCACCTAAGATGCAAGTATTCGAATCTGGAGAAGTTCAGGATATGTGTGGAGAGGACGTTTCATTCTGTTTAGATGCAAAGGAAGCAGGATTTGAGATATGGTGCGATCCAAGAGTAAGAGTAGGACATGAAAAAACGAGAGTTATATAATATAGAATTAAACGGACAGGAAGTATTCTCAAATCTCTCTGAGGGAGAATACTTCGATATTATGCAAAATTATGCAATTGAATTTTACCAAACTGGGCATCCCAGTCAAGATGAACTAAAAACTATTATTACTACGGAGGACTAATGGCAAAGGCAAGAGTTGGATTGAATGGTGTAGAGACCATAGAGGCAAGACCGAAAAAGTCTCGTCAAGGAAGGGGAAAACACTCAAAATATTCGGCAACGTCCCGTAACTCGGCTCGAAAAAGGTATAGAGGGCAAGGAAAATAACCGCAGTGTCTCGAAAGAGGCACTTTTTTATTGGGAAATGGGTATAAATAAATAAAAACTGTTGTTATTAATGGAAATAACGAAGATATCAAGATCATTCAAGGACATTAGTTTATCTTTTGAACCACATCCTGTAACAAAAGATCTACCAATTTTAAAGAATGAGAATGCAATTCGTAGATCTGTTCGTAATATAGTGCAAACTATACCGACTGAGAAATTTTTTGATTCTTCTTTTGGGTCTGATGTATATAAAAGTTTATTTGATTTTGTTGATTTTGGTACTGCATCATTGATTCAGGATCAAATAGAAACTTCGATTAAAAATTTTGAACCTAGAGTTGACAATCTTAATGTAGAAGTTAACCCAACACCAGATGATAATGAATTTGAAGTAACAGTTTCTTTTGACATTATCGGTCAAGAGTTTCCAACACAAGAATACTCCTTCATTTTAGAGGCAACAAGGTAAAATGCCTTTTACTAAATTTACAAATCTAGACTACGATCAAATAAAGACTTCCATTAAGGAATATTTAAGAGCAAATTCCAATTTTACGGATTTTGATTTTGATGGATCTAACTTTTCGGTACTAATAGATACCCTAGCATATAATACCTATCTGACAGCATTTAACTCCAATATGGTAGTTAATGAGTCATTCCTAGATTCTGCCACTCTCAGGGAGAATGTGGTGTCTCTGGCGAGTAATATAGGTTATACTCCAAGGTCAAGAACTGCATCAGAAGCAAAAATAACATTTACATTGTCGGGGTTGACTAATTGTAGTACGGTTACATTGCAACCAGGATTAATTTGTATAGGAAATATTAGTGATGAATCATATACATTTTCAATTACAGAATCGATAACAGCAAATGTTGTTAACGATGAAGCAACATTTAATAATATTAGTGTTTATCAAGGTATATTTCTATCAAAGGAATTTAAATATGATGGATCACTTGATCAAAGATTTATATTAGATAATTCATTCATTGATAGTTCTAAGATTAATGTTTACATAAAAAATTCTGGTGATGGTGGATTGGGATTAAAATATAGTTTAATCAACGATTTAATTGATGTAAATAGTAATTCTAGAATTTATCTTATTAGAGAAATTCAGGATGAAAAATATGAATTAAAATTTGGTGATGGAATATTTGGTAAAAAATTGGGAACAGAATCTGATGCAGATGGTGATATAATAACTATCCATTACATGGTTACTGATGGTAAAGATGGTAATGGTGCAGGTGGTAAAACAGGTTCCGAAGGAATATTCACATTTTCTGGTAGTATACAAAATCAGAATCAAGTACCAGTAACTTCATTTACTGTAGGAAATATAATAACTAATGAACAATCACAAAATGGTTCGGATATTGAATCACTAAACTCAATCAAATATTATTCACCATTAACATATTCCTCTCAAAATAGAGCAGTTACTGCAAAAGACTATGAAACTTTAATCAAAAAGATATATCCTAATACTGATTCTGTTTCAATAATTGGTGGTGAAGAATTAGATCCACCAGAATATGGTACTGTTAGTATTAGTATTAAACCAACAAATGGTAGTTTTGTATCAGATTTTTCTAAATCTAGAATTTTATCACAACTAAAACAATATAGTGTATCTGGTATAAACCAAAAAATAGTAGATCTTAAAATATTGTATGTTGAGATTGATACTAGTGTTTATTATAATGATTCATTTATATCAACTCCAGAAGGACTAAAAAGTTCTGTTATTGATTCTTTAACTAGTTATTCACAATCAATAAATCTTAATAAATTTGGTGGTAGATTTAAGTATAGTAAAGTGTTACAAGTTATTGATGATACTAATACTGCGATTACCTCTAATATTACTAAAGTAACTATAAGGAGGGATTTAAAAGCTTCACTTAACTCTTATGCACAATATGAATTGTGTTTTGGTAATAAATTCCATGTTGATACTAAAGGGTTTAATATAAAATCTACTGGATTCAATATTATGAATGAGAGTTCAGAAGTTTTCATAACTGATGTGCCAAATGAAGACCGTAAGACAGGTGTTTTATCAATTGTTAAAATAATTGATGGTATAATGAATGTTGCTGTTGCCTCTGCTGGTACCGTAGATTATGAAAAGGGTGAAATATTATTATCAACAGTAAATATAATAAAAACAAGTAAACCAAATGATGTTATAGAAATACAGGCATTTCCAGAATCAAATGATGTTGTTGGATTGAAAGATCTTTATTTGAGTTTTGCCATATCTCAAAGTAAAATAAATATGGTTAGAGATGTAATATCATCAGGAGATGAGGTTTCCGGTGTACAATTTACTAGAGATTTCTATACATCAAGCTATTCTAACGGATCAATAACAAGAGCGTAATATGATAAAAACAGGAATTGAAAGTAGGGTAAAGATACAGGATATAGTATCTAATCAACTTCCAGATTATGTTTTGGAAGAAAGTCCAAAGACAGTAGAATTTTTAAAACAATATTATATTTCACAAGAATATCAAGGTGGTCCAATTGATATTGCTGAAAATCTTGATCAATATTTAAATTTAGATAATTTAACACCAGATGTTGTTGTAGATTCTACGACATTATCTTATGACATAGATTCTACAGTGGGTATTATTACTGTTAATAATACAAAAGGATTTCCAAAAGAATATGGTATTTTAAAAATAGATGATGAAATTATTACATACACAGGAGTAACTACAAATACGTTTATTGGATGTAAAAGAGGTTTTTGTGGTATTACGAGTTATCATCAAGAATTAAATAAAGAAGAATTGGTATTTAGTACTAGTTCTACAAGTTCTCATATAGCAAATAGTTATATACAAAATTTAAGTTCTTTATTTTTAAAGGAGTTTTATAATAAGACAAAATACACATTTGTACCAGGATTAGAGAATACAGATTTAGATAAAGATATTAATATTGGATCTTTCATAAAAGAATCAAAATCTTTATATCAAACTAAAGGTACTAATGAATCGTTTAGGATTTTATTTAATGCACTATATGGAATTACTCCTGAAGTTTTAAATTTGGAGGATAAGTTAATAAAACCTTCTTTTGCTGATTTTACCAGAAGACAAATTGCTATAGCAGAGGTTATCGAAGGAAATCCTTTAAATCTAAAGGGACAAACGATATTTAAGAGTGACCTTAATGAAGATATTAATACTTCAATATCAGAAATAGAACCTTTTGAAAGGTATAATACAGGTAGTGTTGGTGTTACTACTTATTATAGGATTGGTTTATTTGTTGGATATGATGAAGTAACTGAAGTTAGTGATTTTGATGTTATATCAAATACAAAATCATTAGAGTCTGTTTCTATAGGTTCATCTGTTATTACTGTTGATTCTACAGTTGGGTTTAGTACAAGTGGAACTATTATTTCTGGAATTAATACTATATCATATACAGATAAAACATTAAATCAATTTCTAGGATGTCAATGGGAAACTTCATCATCTATCATATCTCCAATTGATAATATAAGATCTAATGTATTTTATTATGGATATGAACATGGTGATATTAATAAAAAAGTAGTATTAAGATTTACCTCAGTATTATCTAATATTGATACTGATAGTAAAGTTAATGTTTCCGAAAAAGATATCATTTCTGTAAAATATATTGGAGATAAAGTATTAAATCCAGATAAAAATAGATCATACAAGGAAATTTTTGCAAATTCTTGGGTTTATAATACAAGTTCAACATATTTTATTAAAGAATTTTCACCAATTAAGTTAGAAAGTAAAATTGATAAATCTAGTTTAAAAAAAGGTGATTATGTAGAAATTACTGAAAGAGAAACGAATAATATTGTTTATCCTTTACCTGGTGATAATAAACCATATGTAAAAGATATTAATTTAGTAGATAATACGGTTACATTGGAGGGATTTACTAATTTTTCTCCAGGATCTTCTACAAAGTATAATTTAAGAAGAAAAATTAATAAAGCAAATAGTTTATATGTACCATTAGAATATGGTAATGATAATATAACTTCTGATGTACAGAACGTTTATTTTGATGATAATTTTGGGTATGTTGCATCAAATTCTTTACCATCATATAGACTTGATAAAGATCAAAATGTATTTCCATTTACAGAACAAATAAATGTTAACACTAAGCGTATTGTATTCAATAATTCTGGAATTGGTCAAACGTTAGGTTTTCTCACTAGTCGTGTTGATGATAGATATTCTGTAATAAATTTTGGTGCTGTTTCGCCATTTAAGTTGGGAGATAGAATTTATTATAATCCTAAAGGTTCTCCAATGATAGGATTGGAAACTGGAACTTATTATGTTAAACCAGGTGATTTGGATAGAGAAATACAATTAATGGGATCAAATGCTGGAATAGATGATAATAAGTATCTTACATTTAATTTACCTCCTACTGGAGATAATTCCCATGAATTTATATTATATTCACAAAAATCCAATATAATATCTCCACAAAAATTATTTAAAAAGTTTTCATTAGAATCTCCAAGTTTAACTGGTTCTGGTCAAACTACTACTCCTGGTGGTGTTGGAATGTTGATTAATGGTGTAGAAATATCCAATTATAAAACAACTGATAAAATTTATTATGGACCTTTAAAATCTGTTGATGTTCTTAATCCTGGTAATAATTTTGATGTAATAAATCCACCAAATTTATCAGTTTCTGCTAGTAATGGAACAACAGCATTAGTTCAACCTGTTATTGGTGGAAAAATATCTAAAGTTTATGTAGATTCTCAGGATTTTGATATTGATAGTGTAGTTTCTATAGGAATAACTGGTGGTAATGGTTCTGGATGTGTTTTGGAACCAATAATAGGTACTAGGTCTAGAGAAGTTTTATTTAATGCAAAACCAACTACACAAGGTGGTGGTATTAATACAGTATCAGAACAAATTGTATTTCTTACAGATCATGAATTTTATAATGGGGAAGAAATAACTTATGATAGTAATTTAAATTCGGGTGTTGGTGTTGGTTTAGGAACATCAAAATTAATTAATAATGCTGTTTATTATCCTTTAATTTCTAATAATAGAACAATTAAATTATTTAATACTTTTTCTGATTACTCTGCAGGAATTAATACTATTAATTTTAATGGAACTGATAGTTCAGGTATTCATAAATTTAAAGTTAATGCTAGAAAAACTTTAACTGAAGTTAAAGTTTTAAATGGTGGAGAAAATTATACTAATAGAAAATTATTTGTTAAACCTAGTGGAATATCTATTGAGTATAATAACATTACATTTGAAAATCATGGATTTTCTGATGGAGAATTAATTGATTATTCTAGTACAGGAAATATAATAACTGGACTTACTACAACAAATCAATATAAAATTGTTAAAATTGATGATAATATATTCAAACTTACAGATGCTGGAATTGGGGGAACAATAACATCTAACTTTACAAGAAAAAATTATGTAGAATTTAATTCTATTGGTAGTGGTTATCATAATTTTGAGTATCCACCAATTAAATCGTATGTTAAATTTACTTCAGTTGGTATAGGAACAACTTCTATTGAAGTAACTCCTGTTGTTAAAGGAAATATAAAACAAGTCTACTTGTATGAATCTGGAAGTGGTTATGGATCAACTATTACAAATGTACAAGAAAATCCTATAATAACAGTAAAAACTGGTAAAGAATCTATTTTAAAACCAGTAATTATAAATGGGCAGATAAGTTCTGTAAATATTGAGTTTGGTGGTGTGGAGTATTATTCAACACCAGATTTATCCATAATCGATAATATGGGTTCTGGTGCAGAATTGTACGCAGTTGTAGAAAATCAAACGATAGTGGATGTTAAAATAACCAATCCAGGTATTGGTTATTCAACTAGTGCATCTATTTTGGTTACTTCTTCTGGTATTAACCAATCATTTAATACCAAAATAAGATCTTTGACTGTTAATAAAGTTAAGCAATTTGGTTCAAATATTTTAGAAGATAAAAATAACAAATTAAAATATAGTATTGCCGGATACGGTATTACTATTTTTAGTTCTTCAGATTCTGGTAATCCTCCTGCCGGTAATGCAACTACACCATCTGGTATTATTGGTTGGGCATATGATGGTAATCCTATATACGGTCCATACGGATATCAAAATCCGTATGAAGATCCTTCAAATCTTAGTCAAAATTATCAATTAAAGAAATTAGAACCAAGTTATACACCAAATATAACAAATGTTACTGATAGACCTACTGGATTTGAATTAGGTTATTTTATTGAAGATTATCAGTATGATGGAAGTAAAGATTTAGATTTATATAATGGTAGGTATGAAATAAACAAAGATTTTCCAAACGGAATATATGCTTATCATGCATCTATTGGTAGTGATAATAATCCAGTATTTCCATATTTTATTGGTGATAAGTATAGATCAAATTTAATTCCTGAAAATATAGAAGAAAGAAATCAATTATCTATTGATTTTAATAAGTTAAATGTCTTTAGAAATACTTTTCCATATAAAGTATCTGATATTAAAGCAAATAATGATTTTTTAACAGAAACAAATTCTTTATTTAATCAAGAAATAGAGATTGAATCTGTTTCGTCTGGTTCTATAGATGGAATAGGTATTTTAAATTCAGGATTAAATTATAAAGTTGATGATATATTAAATTTTGATAATTCTAATACTGATGGAGAGGGATTAATAGCAAAGGTTTTTTCAGTAGAAGGTAAACCTATTAATACTATAGAAACTAATATTGAAGAAAATGATTCTACTATTTTTACTTGGTCTGAGAATAAAATAAAAGGTTTTATTTTACCAAGAAATAATTTATCTAATAATGATACTGTTGTAATTTCAAAATTAACAACAGATATTGGTAAATTAAAATCATCTTATAAAATAGGAATAACATCATCTACAGGAACTAATATTTCTACTATAAAAGGATCACCTTCTGCTGGATTTACTACAGAAATATATGTTTCTAGAATCCCAAATGATGTATCTATAGGAAGTAGTATTGGTATAGGAACAGAAACCTTAAAAATATTGAATATATTTGATAAATTAAATATCTTAAGAGTTAAGAGGGATTCTTTTAGTTTTGCAAATAGTTATGAAGAAGGAACAGAAATATCATTTATACCAGATTCATTCACTATTGATGAAGAATTTCCATATTTTGAATCTAAAGTAAATGAAGGTATTTATTTTAATCCTATAAAATCTGTTGGTATAGGAACAACACCTGGTACCGAATATCCAATTTCTTTTGAATTTGCTGGAAATACTATTCAAAGAAATGTACCAGTTCAACAACTTTATATTGAAAATCACCCATTCAAAACTAACCAAAAAATAAAATTAGTAATTCCTAATGGATCTTCTAATATTAATATTTCTACAGATAGATCTAATGTATTATTTACATTACCCACTACATTATATGCTGTAAATAAATCTATCAATACTATAGGAATTAAAACAGGTATAGGTGTATCTTTCAATGAAGTTTATTTCCGATCTTTTGTTAGTAATTCATTAGCAAATAATGATGAATATTTCCTTGAAAGTGATTATGATCAAGTAAAAGGAAATGTAGATAGGATAAAATCAACAATATCATTAACAACATCTTCTGGATTAACCAATAGTGATGTTATTTCATTGGAAATTAAACCAAATATATCTGTTGGTATAGGAACATCATCATCTATTTTAGTTAAAAGAAATCCCGAAACTGGGTTTATTATGATAAATCCAATATCATTTAATAATACTTCAGTTGAAACTAATAAATTAAATTTACCAGATCATAAATTAAAAACTGGAGAAAAGGTTTTTTATGAAGGAAATGCTACTGGACTATCAACTGGTTCCTATTTTGTATATAAAGTAGATGAAGATAGTATTAGATTGGGAGATACTTTATCTGATGTTAATGGATCAATATTAAATACAGTTTCAATAACTACTAATACTGGTGCATCTCAATCATTATCTTTAATTAATCCACAAATTTCTTCAATAAAAAATAATAATTTGGTGTTTGATTTATCTGATTCTTCAATGACAGGATATAATTTTAATTTGTATAGTGATATAAAATTCAATAATAAGTTTGTTTCTACTGGTTCTACAACAAATTTAAGTATTTCAAATGTTGGAACATCCTTAACTGTTAGATATAGTACAAATTTACCAAATCCTTTATATTATAATATAGAAAAATCAGGATTTATTAGTACATCTGATAAAGATGTATTAAATTATTCTGAAATAGTTTTTGATAATAGTGATTATAATGGTGATTATGTAGTTTCTGGAGTAACAACAAATACTTTTGATATATTTTTAGAGAAAGTTCCAGAAAATCTTAATTACAATAAAACACAATGTGAAAAGATAGAATATTCATCACAATCAAAAACAATTAATGGTGGAATAAAAAATATCAATGTTATATCTGGTGGATATGGATATAAAAAAGTACCAGTATTTTCTGGTGTTGGTACAGAATCTTTTGGAAAAGATGCTTCATTAGTTCCTACATCATCAAGTATAGGAAATATTAACAAAATACGAGTAATAAATGATACTTATGAGTATTCATCAGATAATACTTTACAACCAGAAGCTTTTATATCACCATTAATAGAAATTAAAAACTTTAGTACAATTGGAATTACTAGTGTTATTGATGGTGGTTCTGGATATTTAATAGATCCAATTATTATAATTGTTAATTCAGTTACAGGAGAAATAATTAATAGTGGATATTTAAAACCAAATTTAATAGAAGGTAGTATTTCTTCTCTTGATATTGAAGAATATCCTGTAGGTTTACCAGAAAATACCATAAAATTACAAGCAGTAAACAATACAAATGGAATTACTATAGTTAAAGTTGATTCGCATTCTGGTGCAGCATTTACATGTACTATAACTACACCAAATTTAGGATTTAATATAAATCCATTCAATGTTGGTGATAAAGTTTATATTGAAGGTATTGGAAAAAATAGTTCTAATGGAACTGGATTTAATTCTGCTGATTATAACTACCAATTATTAACTGTTAGCAATTATGATGATAGTGGAACCTTAGATAAAGTCACTATAGATGTTTCTGATTTAACTAGTAATACTGGAATTGCAGATACTATTCCTGCTAATTATGCATCTATAATATCAGAATCTAGATATCCCAGATTTTTTGTTGAACAAAAAGAATCTGAATTTGATATTGGTGAAAAAATATCCATTAATGGTAAATTATCAGATATATCAATTGTAGAATCTACTTCCAATATTATAAAAATATCTGGTTATGATGATATATTAGTTGGTAATAAACTTGTAGGTGAAAGTAGTGGAGTTACAGCAGAAGTTTTTAAAATTAGTAATAATAATGCTAAATTTAAAACAGGATTTTCATTATTAAAAGATTTTGGATGGAATAATACTGTAGGTAAGTTGGATGATGATAGTCAAGTAGTTCCTAATAATGATTATTATCAAAATTTATCATATTCTATAAAAAGTTCAATTAATTGGAATGAATTAAAAACTCCTGTCAACAATTTACTTCATACTAGTGGATTGAAGAATTTTGCTGATGTTGGAATTGTTTCTACAACTAATGTTGGAATAGGTTCTAGTAGTTCATTAACAGTCATTTATGATGTGATTGGTGAGAAAAGAGTTGATGTTATCAAATCTATTGATTTAGTTACAGATTCTGATGTAGTTGGGGATACTTCAAGATTTATTGATTTTGAAAATTTAAGATTATCAGATTATATTAATTGTATTTCTAATGAAGTTTTAATTGTTGATAATATAAATTCTGAATTTTCTAATTTGGATAGTAAAACAACAGAATCTTTAGATATAACTCAATTTGGATCATCCAATTTATATGAAAATTATATAATTGTAAGTAAAAGTGTTGGTATTGGTAATCAAGAATTGCAGTTAACAGAATTGGTTGTTTTGAGTACTGGTACGGATAATATATTACTCCAAAAGTCTAATATAATTAATAAGCAAACTTCGTTGTCATCAGATAAATTTGCATCATATGATTTGTATCAGAATCCAATTACACAGGAAAATTTTCTTAGATTTAATCCAATAGATACTTTTAATAAGGATTATGATTTAAAAATTTTATCTAGTAAATATAATTCAAATATTTTAGGTATAGGAACTTTTGTAATTGGTCCAATTAGTTTAATTTCTACTATAGCACTAGCTACTAGTGGAATTACTACTACACTTGTAACAGTACCTACTAATGATATAGGATCTATACATGCTACAACACAAATAATAGATACTATTACAAATGAAATTAATTTTGTAGAAACATATGTTACACATAATTCATATGATACATTTTCATCGGAATATTATGTTGATAATAACCAAATTTCTTCAAATAGAATTGGAAATATAACATCCACAATCAATAATAATAATTTATTATTGCAATATACCAATAATACTGCAAATAGTGTAAAAATTAAGACTAAAGTTGTTGGATTTGGATTAACAACAACATCAAATAGTGATTATAGATTTTTATCTGATACTCAACCATCTGGTGCTGAAAGATCTGTAATATATCAAGGACAATCTAGAAGTGGTATTGGTAGTACATCTATTGCCGTATTGGAAAAAAGTGTATTTGATTCTGTTAAATCTATTGTTGAGGTTACTAAAGGTTCTTCTAAAGCGGTTCATGAAGTTTTAACTCTTAACGATGGAACAAATTTATATGTTCAACAATCACAACTACTTTCTTTAAATAGTGGCAGTACATCCGAATATGATCCAGCAATTGGTTTTGGTAGTTTTGGTGCAAGTTATTCTGGTTCCGACTTTATATTGAGTTTTTATCCGGATGATACATCATCTATATTTGATGTCATAGTGTTAAATCAGTGTATGTATACACAAATTGATTTAATTAATGACCCATTACCATTCAATTATGGTAAAAGTGTTGATGATGTTGATATTTTACAATATAATGGACCTGGTGGTAATAGAATTAATAAAACTGACTTTGAATTGCAGTCAAATTCTATACCAATTTTTGGAAAATCATTCAATCCAAATTCTAATGATGTAAATCTTTCAACAGGTTTATTTACTCTTGAGCAACATAATTTTAAAGTTGATGAAGAGATATCTTATAATGAAGGTTCTTCATTTATAGGAGTTGGTGCAACACCTATGATGTATAAAAATGGAGCTATAACTGATATTTTACCATCAAAAGTATATGTAAAATCGGTTCCTAATGGAAATACATTTAATATTTCTACAACAAGATCGGGTGCAGCAGTTACTTTTGTAAGTGTTGGATCTGGTAATTTGCATGAATTTTCTATGACAAATTCCAATAGTAAATCATTGATTGCTATTGATAATGTAGCCCAATATCCAATATCCGAAACAAATATTGTACATACTTTAAAATATAATACTTCAATTGGAGATACATCTGCATTTTTATCATTAAGTGGAATATCTAGTATTGGTGCTGATGATTTGTTAAAGGTAGATGATGAATATTTGGAAGTTGTTAATGTTGGTCTTGGTACTACACCGACTGGTCCAATTACAAGTGGTATTGGAACATATAATTTAGTTAAAGTTAATAGGGGTGTTGTTGGTAGTATTGCAACAACACATACTAATAATACACAAGTAAGATTATATGGTGGTTCATATAATATTGTTCGAAAAAATATACATTTTACTAAACCACCAAGAGGTAATCAATCTGGAATACAATTAGATGGAACCGAATATCCAAAATCTGATTTTCATGGAAGAGTACATCTTAGAAATGATTATTCGACTAATTCAATATATGATGATATTTCTAAGCAGTTTGATGGTGTAACATCTACATTTACTTTAACTGTAGGTGGAGCAAATACTACTGGAATTGGAAATAGTGGTGGAAATGGTATTTTATTTGTTAATGGAATATTCCAAAACCCAACAACTGATAGTCATCCTGATAATAATTTCAAAATTATTGAAAATGCTGGTATATCTAGTGTTGTATTTTCTGGAATTACTTCTATTAATGGAACGCAGATTATTTCACAGTCAGATACAAATTTAAATCAGTTACCAAGAGGTGGTGTTCCAATTTCAATTGGAAATTCTAACGGTCTTGGGTATGCAGAACTTGCTGGTGCTAAAGTTATGCCAGTATTGGGTGGTAGTGGAACTATTACTGATGTTATTGGTGTTTCAACACAAGGACCTGCTTTAGCTATTACTACAGCACTTTACGATAATGTTTCAGGTATAGTTACTATTACCACTGTTGAACCACATCAGTTTGTATTTGGTAATCAAAATACTGAAACCGTAAAATTAGTTGGATTGCATTTTACTTGTCCTTCAAATTCTGGAGTTACTACTAATTTCTTCCCTAGTGGTAAATATGGAGATAAATTCTCTTTAGTTTCGGTAGCATCAACAAATACTTTTAGTGTACAGGTAGGAACTACAACTATACCTCATACTTATAATGGACAAGGTAATGTTTATGCTTGGTATGATGATTTAACATATGGTTCTGGATATAATAATATAGTTTCTATAGATGTTAAAGTTGTAGATGCTGGATTTAAGCATAAATTTGTGTCAGCAGATAATAATGCTATTAATAAAGTTTCTGGTGGTCAATTTACACCAACTGCTGCTGATTATGATCCAGTTTCTGGAATTATGACTGTTACTTCTGTTGGTCATGGATTAGAAACAACTAATCAAATTAATTTTGATAATTTATCATTAAAATTCAAATGTTCTAAAGATGGTTATCAAACCATACATGAATATCCTAGACCAAGTGATCCTTCTTATGGTTTAAATCTCCAAGTAACTAAAGTTAATGATGATATATTTACTGTTAATGTTGGTAGTAGTGTTGGAAGTGGAGCTATAATAACTGCAACACCAATTGGATCAAATACACATCAATTCGTTAGTGCTACAACAGATTCAATTGAAATTGTTACTGGATCAGGAAGTGGTAGTAATTTACGTCCACAAACTGGAACAAGTTATAAACCAGAAACAGGTAAATTAGAAATAACAACAAATACACCTCATGGTTTAGTTAATGGTGATACTATTAAGTTTAAAAATAATAGTATTGTATTTGCTTGTGAACAGGATGATTACAAAACAAATCATAGTTATCCTCGTGGTGGTTTAGAACATAAGTTTGTTAGTGCCACATCTACTGCTATTAATAATTCATTACAACCAGTTAATGCTGTTTATAGTGGAGATACTGGTTATTTAATATTAACATTTGCAAGTGCTCATGGAATATCAGACGGAGCACTTATAAGTATTGCTGATAATTCATTGACAATGACTTGTGATAGAGATGCTCATGCAACTGAGCATACTTATCCAAGATCAACTGATCCTATATCTGTTGGTGGTGGTTCAACAGTTGTTTCTAACGCAACTGCTAATTCTGGAAAAGACCTTACAGTTTACGTTGGTAGATCTGGATTATCCGATCCTATTGCAGGAATAACTACTGCAATTACTAAAATAGATAATGATCAATTCTATGTTCATGTTGGTAAATCAACTAATCATGGTGGAGGTGCATTAAAATTTAATATTAGTAATGCTGGATATGCTTATAAGAATCCTCAAATATTTGTTTCGGAACCATCTTATAAGAATCTTTCAGTAAAGGGAGTTTCTAGAAGAGGAATTGGTTCAACAACAGAAACTGGAATTGGTCTTTTAGTTGATGCTATTATTGATGGACCAACTTCAAATGAATTTGAACTTGATTATTCACAAATTAGAGAATATAAAATATCTCGTTCTGGATATTCATTTAGAGAAGGTGATATAATTGAACCTGTTGGTTTAGTTACTGATAGAAGATTAATTTCTTTAAAGGAAAAGGCAACTATAGAAATCGAGAGAGTATATAATGATAAATTCTCTATGTGGCAATTTGGTGAATTTGATTATATAGATTCTATAAAATCATATCAAAATGGTGAAAATACTAAATTCCCATTATATTATGATGGTAAATTGGTTAGTTTTGAATCTGATAAATCTTTTGATGGAAATCTTGCCAATGTATTTTTAATCGTAATTAATGGTGTAATTCAGGAACCAGAAATTGCTTATGAATTTACTGGAGGAACTTCTATAGCATTTGCTTTACCACCAACAGAAGATGATATTATTGATATTTTCTTCTATAAAGGAACTGATGGTATTGATTGTGCTGTTAAAACAGGACAGAAAACAATTATAGAACCTGGTGATGAAATTCAAATACTTAGAAACCCATCAAACTCTGCAACTATTGATCAAGATAAAAGAACTGTTTTATCATTAGATACTTCTAAGAAATTGGAAACTAATATTTATTCTGGAAAGGGTATTGATGAAATTAATCCAAAACCAATTAATCTAATAAGGCAAAAAGTTGATAAAATTATTAATCAAAACTTTAGTTCTAAAAAAAGAGTTAATTTGGAACCATTAATATTTCCAACATGTAAAATAATTAAAGATTTTTCAACATCTAGTACTGAATTTTATGTTGATAATGCTGAATTATTTGCATATGATGGTGCTTCAAAAACATTTGGTGGATTAATTGTTTCAGGAAATATATCAGAACAAGCATCTGCTACTGCTACTATTTTGAATGGAGAAGTTGATAGTGTTACTATGACCAACAATGGATCTAATTATACATCTACACCAACAATATCTTTTTCAGCTCCACCAAATATTCTTGATGATAATGGTGTTGGTATTGGTATTACAGCAACTGCTACATTATCTATGAGTAATGGAACTATTTCATTTGGAACATTAACTAATACAGGTTTAGGATATACCATTGCACCTAAAGTAATAATTTCTTCTCCAGACGTTTCATATGAAATAATGTCTGATACATCAATACCTACAGCCACATCTACTTCAGGAGATATTATTGGTATTGGTACAACAATGTCTGGTTCCAACTTATCAATAAAATTCACTATAACAAATAATAGTAGTTTTGATCCAATAAGTGTTGGAAATCCAATTTATATTAATAATACTGGTATTGGAGATGGATTAACTTCAACTGATGGAGTTGATAGTAATATTGTTGGTGTAGGAACTACATTTATTGATAACATATACGTTGTCAAGGAGTTTACTTATACTGGAAATGCTCCAAATACCATGACTGGTATTGTTACATGTACTATAAAATCAGATACAAATATTATTGGTTTGAGTACTTCTGGTGATGTTAACAATCCAGTAGGTAAATATTCTTGTGGAAAAATTAGTGGATTTACTAGAAATAATTCACCAATTTCTATTGGAGTTACTGGAAGAATAGTTTCTGGATTATCCACTTATCCCACCTTACAAAGAAGGTCTGGAAGTGATACTTTTGAAGAAACTGGAGCAATAACTACACCTATTTAAAAATCTTGTATAAATATCTAAAAAACTATTAATATGCCCGCTGTAGTAACAGATCAATTTCGAATATCGAATGCTAGTAATTTTGTAGACTCTGTATTAGATTCTAATAATTCTTATTATGTTTTTTTAGGATTGGCAAATCCAGAAGTTCTTGGATTTGGTAGAACAGATAGTTGGAATTCTGGAAATACAAATAGTATTCCATCTCCGACAGATAATTTGCAATATCTTTCACATTATAGAGACACTTCTCTATTTGGTAAAAAGATTAATAGTGCAAATATTAGACGTGTTGTTAAAAAATATTCTTGGACTGCAAATACTAGGTATGATATGTATAGACATGATTATTCTATACAAAATGCAGATTCAAAAACTTTATATAATACAAATTATTATGTTGTAAATTCAGATTATAGAGTTTATATTTGTTTAGATAATGGTTCTTATGGGTACAAGGGTGATGGTACTGATAATTATAAAGGAAAAAGATCTTTAGATGAACCAACATTTACAGATTTAGAACCAGCAGCTGCTGGAACAAGCGGTGATGGATATATTTGGAAATATTTGTTTTCCATTTCACCAAGTGATGTAATAAAATTTGATTCTACAGAATATATTGTATTACCCAATGAATGGGCAATTTCTACAGATAGTCAAATACAATCTGTCAGAGAATCTGGAAATTCTGATATTAATAAAAATCAAATTAAAAAAATATATATTGAAAATCCAGGTGATGGTTATAATGGAAATAGTGCTGATAGTGTTGTTTGTGATATTTTAGGTGATGGTACAGGTGGAAAAGCATTAGTTACTGTTAATAGTAATGGTGAAATATCTGATGTTAGTGTTACTTCAGGAGGTTCTGGATATACTTATGGTATAGTTGATTTATCTGACATAAATGCAGGTGCTTTTGCTGATACACCCATAACACCAGCAAAATTAATTCCAATTATTCCACCTTCTAAAGGTCATGGGTATAACATATACCCTGAATTGGGTGCAGATAAGGTATTAGTTTATGCTAGATTTGATGATTCTACAAAAGATTATCCTGTAGATACTCAATTTGCACAAGTTGGTATTATAAAAAATCCATCCCAATTTAATTCTAATTCCATTAATACATCATCACAATTTTCATCATTATATTCTATAATGATGAATGATTCAATTAGTGTGTCTGATAAAGACAGTCTTGTTGGTGCTGGAATATCCCAACAAATAGGTAATGATGTTGCTAAAGGTTATATTGCATCATATGATAATGAAACAAAGGTTTTAAAATATTTTCAAGATAGATCTTTATACTTCGGAGATAATAGCAAATCATCCCAAACTGATTATCGTTCATCTAATAATTCTAAAGTAATAGGTTTTTCACCTAATGGGGGTATGATTAAATCAGTAGAACCAAATGCATCATTTGAGGTTGGTATTAAAACTAGTTTTAGTGGTATAACTACTATAACCTCGGACAATAAGCAAGTTAATTTAGGAGTTACTTTTACTCAGGGACTTGCAAATCCTGAGATAAATAAAAAGACGGGAGAAATTATCTACATTGATAACCGAAAAATGGTTAAAAGAGATGTTAGACAAAAAGAAGACGTTAAAATCATTCTGGAATTCTAGAGAAAATGGCACAAAAAACTAATTTAAATGTAAGTCCATATTACGATGACTTTGATTCTTCAAAGAATTATTATAAAGTATTATATAAACCAGGATTTCCAATACAGGCTAGAGAATTAACAACTTCACAATCTATTCTACAAGGTCAAGTACAGAATTTTGGTAATAATATTTTTAAAGATGGTTCTGTTGTTATTCCTGGTGGAATTGCATATGATGGTAATTTTAGAGCAGTAAAACTTAAATCAGTAAATTACGGTACGGATATATCTGTCTATATAAAAAGTTTTATAGGTAAAAAAATAGTTGGGCAGGTTTCTGGGATAACAGCCACTATAAAACATGTTGAATTTATTGATAATACTAATGTATATGATACAACAATATATGTAACATATTTAAGTTCTGGTAATGATTCACAATTGTCATCATTTACTGATGGAGAACAGTTAAGTTGTACTGAAAATGTTACTTATGGTAATACCACAATCAATGCGGGTATACCTTTTGCATCATTAACTTCTTCACAATCAACTAAAACTGGGTCTGCAGCATATATTTCAAAGGGAGTTTACTTTATTAGAGGATATTTTGTAAATGTTGAAGATCAAACATTAGTTTTAGATTACTATACAAATAATCCATCATATCGAGTAGGATTAAGGATTGATGAATTGTTAGTTAGTGCAAAAGATGATGATACTTTGTATGATAATGCAAAGGGATTTTCCAATTATGCAGCACCTGGTGCAGATAGATTAAAAATTAATTTAACTCTTACTAAAAAATTACTTACAGATCAAAATGATACTGATTTTGTTGAGTTAATGAGAGTTGATAATGGAAAAATTAAATTATTAAAATCTAAAAGTCAATATAATATAGTTAGAGATTGGATAGCAGAAAGAACATATGATGAATCTGGTAATTATACAACAGAACCTTTCAGTTTTTCAGTACATAACTCATTAAATGATAATTTGGGAAATGGTGGATTGTATTTTAAAACTGATAAGACTGAACAATTAAATACACCTTCTGATGATTTGATGTGTTTAAGGGTTTCTGCAGGAAAAGCATATGTTAGAGGTTATGATGTTGAAAAGGTAGGAAGTACAATAATTGATGTTGAAAAACCAAGAGATGTTGGTATTAGAAGTGATGTTAGTGTTAATTTTAATATGGGTAGTATATTAAAAGTTAATACTGTTTCTGGTTCAGCAAAACAAGGAGGAATTGTAGAATTATACAGCGATTTTGGTTCTACTGGACATAATATAGGCAGTGCAAGGGCTTATGGATTTAATTTGCATGATTCTGCTTATAGTGATAATGAAACTATTTGGGATTTAAGATTATTTGATATTCAAACAAATACCGAAATAACATTAAATCAATCTATTGGTGCATCAGAATTACCAAAAGGATCTTATGTTAAGGGTAAGTATAGTAATTCTAGTGGATATTCAATTAAAGATGGTAGTAATAGTAAAAGTATAATATTAAATCAAACATCAGGAAACTTTGTTAAAGGAGAACCTATACAAATTAACGGTATTGATTATCCAGGAATTGTTGGTGTATCTACTTCATATAGTACGCAAAGTATTAAATCTGTAAAACAACTGACTTCTTCCGGATATCCAGAATTTAAAGCTAATTCACATTTAGAAAAATTTAGATTGCCTAATAATGTAGTTACTGTTAAAATAGAATCTAATGGTGGTGGAATTTCAACTGTCACATCAGGAGGAATTCCATTTAGTGGTTTAAGAAAGGGTAGTACTGTTAGATATATTAAGCCGGGTGAAATAAATGAAACATATAATAAAGTTCAATCTGTTGGGTTGGGTGGAACATGTCTTGTAGTTGAAAGTATTAGTGGTGTTACTAATGGTTTATTACCAACAACAGATATAAATCAAGTTTCTATGTTTGCAGGTGCACCTATCATTAGTGGTGATGGAATATTACATGCTCCACTTGCAAATAAAAACGTTTCTACTATAAATCTTGACAATTCAAGTTTAAAAGTTACAAAACAAATAACAGGAAGAACTATTGCTACTAATAGTTCAACAATAACAATTTCTAATGTTCGATCACAATATTCTGAAATAGATAGTGCAACATTTGAACCATTTGATCAAGAAAGATATTCTGTACATTATAGTAATGGTACTATAGGATCTTTAAATACTGATAGTTTCCAATATCAAAATAGTGGAGAGCAGATTACTTTAACTAATTTAACCGATGGTACTAATGTTTTAGTTAATACATCTATTAATAAAAAAGGAATTAAAAGTAAACTTAAAGATTATAATAGAAGTGAAGTTATTAACGTTACTTATTCAAAGTACAAAAAATCTGGTTCAGTTTCTGTTGGAAATGGTGCTGCTGCTGTTGCAGATGGACTTACATATGATAAAAGATATGGATTAAGAGTACAGGATGAAGATATATCATTAAATTATCCAGATGTTTCAAAGTTCTTAGCAGTTTATGAATCTATTGATAGTAATACACCAACATTAGATATATTGCAATTTACAAGTACCGTTGATGTTCAAACAAATGCTATTATTGGTGAAAATATATATGGAAATAATAATAATGTAATTGCTAGAATAGTTTCTAAACCATCAGCAAATAATCTAGCTGTTGTTTATTTAACTTCAGATAAATTCTCAATTAATGATAGTGTATCTTTTACAGAGTCTTCTATTACTACAAATATAGAGAATATTGATATTGGTTTATATAAAAATATTACAAATTCATTTGCTTTAAATAAGGGTCAAAAGGATCAATATTATGATTATTCTAGTATTGTTAGGAATAAAAATGCTAAAGAACCTTCAGGTCAATTATTAATAGTAGTTGATTACTATACTGTTAAAAATGGTGATGAGGGAGATGTATTTACATCTGCAAGTTATGATATTGATAGATATTCGACTGATATTCCTAATATTGGAGTAGATAATACTAGAGCAACAGATACTATTGATTTTAGACCAAGAGTTCCTGCATACAATCCAAGTGTAAATACAGGGTCACCATTTGAATTTTCTAGTAGAGATTTTTCAAATTCTATTTCACAATATATTATTCCTAATGAAAGTTCTATTTTGGGTTATAGTTATTATCTTCCAAGAATAGATAAAGTTTATTTGAATAAATTTGGAGAATTTGTCTATGAGAAAGGACAATCTTCACCTAATCCAAAATCTCCTGTTAGAGTTGATAATATAATGGAATTGGCAACTATTAAATTGCCACCATATCTTTATAATCCTCAAGATGCTTTTCTATCTTTTGTTGATAATAAAAGATTTACTATGAGAGATATTGGATCTATAGAAGGTAGAGTTTCTAATCTAGAAGAAGTTACAACATTATCTTTACTGGAATCTAGCGCACAATCTCTACAAATTCAAGATTCTGAAGGAAGAAATAGATTTAAATCTGGATTTTTTGTTGATAGTTTTAAAGATAGTTCTTTAATCAATAAATCATTATCATCATTATCGGTTAATAGTCGTGCACAAGAAATAACACCTTTTAGAAGTAGAGATACTTTAGTTCTATTACCATCTCCAAAAGAGTCTACAATTAGTTCTGAATTGGATTTGGGGCATAATTATGAATTATTTGACGGTAATGTACAAAAAACTGGTGATGCTATTACATTAAAATATAAAGAAGTTGAATGGCTTACTCAGGTATATGCAACAGAAATAATAAATGTAAACCCATATGAACTTCCTGCTATAGGTGGTCATATTCAGTTAGAACCTCAAACAGATACTTGGACAAGAAGTATTCAATTGGAAGATAATGTCATAAGACAAAGTGGTGTTAATAGAACTGATAATCTTAATATTTCACTTGCTGGTGATTTAGATTTGGGTGATATAACATTAAATACATCTACCAATAGAACCGTTGTTGATCCACCAAGTAGTCAATTTGTAGGTACTAGAGAAAGTAGTGATAGCTCAACTTCTACAGGTACATTGCAATTATCAGGTAGTGATAGTTTAACACTTAGTAATACTGATACATTTTCACAAAATAGATTGATATCATCAGCAACTGATGATTTTATAAGATCTAGAAATATTCAATATACATCATCAGGATATCCAGAATATACAAGATTATATTTGTATATGGATGGTCAAGAGATAACTGATGTAATTCCTAAGTTATTGCAAATAACTACTGAAAGTAATGGATCTATATCAGGTTCACTTGGTTCCTTTACGATTGGTGAAGAAGTACATGCTTTAGATAGTGATGGTAATGTTATAATGAAATTTAGAATAAATCGTCCAGATCATAAGACAGGTAGATGGAATAATCCAGATTCAATATATCCATCAGATCCATATTCTCGTGGTGTAGATACTATTCCTACAGAATATAGTTCAACATCTAAATTTATCAATGTTGATACTCGTTCATTAGCAGAAGAAGCTCAAGGTTCATACTTTGGATATGTTAATAGAAATTCAAGATTGATTGGACAGGAATCTGGAGCAACTGCTTATGTTAAAAATTTAGAATTAATAACAGATAGTTATGGTGATTTAACTGGTTCATTATTCTTAAAAAATCCATATGCTCAACCTTCACCATCTCTTAAAATTAATACTGGTGTTAAAACATTTGTATTAACAACCAGTTCTGAAAATAGACAGGTTCCTGCTGGACAAGATCCAAACGTTATTATAGGGCAAACAAATTATACTGCTATAGGTACAGTTGAAGAATGGCAGAATGATGTTACTATAACAACCAATACAAATACAATCAATGCTAATGTTAATGCTTCTGTTAATGGAAGTGTAACAGTTACTCAAAGAAATAGAGAAACTGTTAGAGCAGAATATACTGATCCATTAGCACAAACATTTGTTGTTGGTGGAAATATTTTAGCACCTTCAGCACTTAATGGTAATGATGATTTTAATGGTGCCTTTATCACCTCTGTAGGGGTCTTCTTTGCCTCTATTGATACAGTTACATCAACACCAGTTAGATGTGAAATTAGAGAGGTTGTAGGGGATGCTAGACCCTCTAGAATAATTAAAGGGAAAAGTGTTACCTTATACCCAACAAAAACTGATGCAAATGGCAATACTGTAAACAACATAGAATTTGATCCTGATAATGCAAGTAAAGAAACTAAGTTTACTTTCCCAGAACCAATATATTTGGAAGCAGGAAAATCTTATGCAGTAGTTCTTTTAGCAGAAAGAAGTGTTCATTATACAGTATGGACAGGTAGACATGGTGATGTTGCGGTTAATCCACAATCAATTCCAGGTGCTTCTAATGGTGCTATACTTAGATATTCTTCCCAATATGGTTCAGGTTCAATATTTAAATCACAGAATGGTGCTTTATGGACTGAAGACCAATCACAGGATATGACATTTAAGCTTTATAAAGCAGAATTTACATCTTTATCTGGAACTGCATTTTTCACAAATCCAGATTTAGATGAAAGTAATGGATTTGTTCCGACATTAAGAAATAATCCACTTAATATATTACCCAAAACAGGTTCTATTGGTATAAAAACAATAACTACAGCTGATTCGATTAATTATAACATTTTATCTCCAATATTAACTAGTGGTAGAAAAATATGTGGTAATAAACTTACCAGTACTTCCGTTATTGATGATGTTGGAGGTTTTGCATCTTCAGTTAATATCACTGATGTTGGTTCTAGATATGTTATAGATTCTGAAGTTGATACATTTGCAATTACTGGAAAAGGTTCTGGTTTGAAATTAAATATTGATGGTGTTAATTCTGATGGTGAAATAACTTCTATTAATGCTACATTACCTGCAAATGGAACAGGATATAAAGTTGGTGATGTTGTTGGTATTGTTACCAGTACCGTTTATAATGGTCAGGGTATAGGTGCTAAAATTACTATAACTCAAACTGGTGGTATTGATACACTATACTTAACCGATATACAAGGACAATCATCATCATATCCAGTAGGATATACATTAAGGTATTTTGATAATAATGATAATGTTGTTTCTCTTGCAACTACAACAATTTTATCTAATAATAATTTTAATAATGGTGGTGTTAATTCTGGAAATTATTTTTCAATAAATCAATTTAATCATGGAATGCATTCAAATACAAATAAGATTTTATTGGATGATATTGAAACTGATGTATCACCAACAACATTAAGTTCTCCATTGAGTCAAAATGAAACTGCAACAATTAGTGTTGCATCTACATCACAATTTGTTAAATTTGAAGGAGTTGAAGTGGGTGTTGCAAATACTGGATATGTTAAAATTGAAAATGAAATTATTGGATACCAAGATGTTGGTAATGGTGTATTGAATATAGCAAATGTTAGTGGAAATAAGAGAGGTGTTGATGGTACAATTGCTATACAACATCCTGAAGGGATTGTAGTTAAGAAGCATGAAGTTGGTGGTGTTTCTTTGAGAAGATTTGAGATTGACAATTTAACAATCAATAATGATGATTTGGATAATTATTATGTTTCATTCAATAGAGAGAAAAATGGACTTAGTAGGAATATTGACACCACAAATATACCACAATTATCATTTAAGAATAATTCTGAAGTTGGTGGTTCAAATGTTAAAGCATCAAAAAATATTCTCTATAGTGCATTAGTTCCAAGATTTGATGTAGATACACCTACAGGAGTAAATGGTGCTACTACTAACATTAGTGGTAGTATAAGAACTGTTACTGGTACTAGTGTATCTGGGTTAGAACCTTCATTTGATGATAATGGATATGAACCAATACAAATAAATTCTTATAATGAATTGGATAGTGTACGTGTTGTTGCTTCTAAAACTAATGAAAATCAGTATTTAACAAATCTACCTAGAAATAAGTCATTTACTGCTGCTTTAACATTATCAACATCTGATAAAAATATTTCTCCAATAATATGGTGGAATACATCAGAAATTGAATTTGTAAATAGTAGATTGAATAATCCAGTAGGAATTGATAATTATGATATTGATGGTCGAGTAAATTCTATTTTAGATGATCCTCATGCAGCAGTATATGTTTCAAATACTGTTAGGTTGAAAAAACCAGGAACTTCTTTAAGAGTTTTATTAAATGCTTACAGACATTCTAGTTCTGATATTAGAGTTCTTTATAATTTAATTAAAACTGATTCTAGTGAGATTGAAGAAACATTCCAATTATTCCCAGGATATAAAAATCTTATTGATAATGATGAAGATGGATTTGGGGATATTGTTGTAGATGAAATTAAAAATGATGGTAGATCTGATTCTATTGTTACTCCTAGTCTGAAAAATGAATATAAAGAGTATCAATACACTGCTGATAATTTACCAGAATTTATAGGATATACTATTAAAATAGTAATGTCTGGAACTAATCAGGCAGAATCTCCAAGAATAAGACAACTTCGAACTATTGCAGTAAGATGATTAAAGTTGAAGGGCATTCAAACCTATATAGAGATGAAAATACTGGAGCAATACTCAATTGTGATGATATTGGATATGACCAATATCTTAAATCATTAAAATCTAGAGAAAAAAGAGATAGAGAATTAAGTGATATCCGAAAAGATATTGATGAAATTAAAGATGCTCTAAAATATCTAGTTAGTGGTATAAACAAGTCATAAATACTAAGAGAACTTATTATTAAGATAGATGGCAGCGGTATATGTATCTAATCTTGTACTTAACGCAGGAGCCACATTTAGTCAAATATTCGATTTGGTAGCATCTGATGATTCTGGACCTAAATCATTGGTTGGTTTTACTGTAGATGCACAAATTAGAAAACATGCTGGAAGTAATTCAAAAACTGATTTTACTGCAGCAATTGTTGATGCTGCAAATGGAAAAGTGCAGATATCATTAACACCAACTCAGACAAATAGTTTAAAGTCTGGTAGATATCTTTATGACATTTTACTTACTAAGACTTCATCTGGTGTTAAAGATAGAGTTGTTGAGGGATCTGTTCTTGTTAGGGAAGGGGTAACTAGATAATGGCTGATATTAAAGTAAGAGTAGGACAAACAGATGCTATAAAAGTTCTTGCAACTAGTGTAAGTGGTGGTATTAGTACTACAAATGTAGTAACTGATTCTTTAGTTGTATCTGGTATTACTACTCTTGGTATCACTACTACTTCTTCATTAAATGTTTCTGGTATTATAACTGCAGCATCTTATCGTGGAGATGGTTCATTTTTGACTGGTGTAACCGTTACTGGTGTTGGTACACTTCCGAATTTAAATGTAACTGGAATAAGTACACTTACTAATGTACAAATTTCTTCTGGAATTATTACAGCAAAATCTGGTATTGTTACATATTATGGTGACATTGCACAAATAGATGGGGGATCATTCTGATGGCAAAACCAAATAGTAGACAATCATTAGTGGATTATTGTTTAAGAAGACTTGGTGCTCCTGTATTAGAAATAAATGTAGATGATGATCAAATAGATGATTTAGTCGATGATGCGTTTCAATTATTTAATGAACGTCATTTTGATGGTGTTGAAAGAATGTATCTTAAATATAAGATTAGTCAAGATGATATTGATAGAGGAAAAGCATCAGGTACATCTGGTGTAGGTATTGTAACTACAACAGCAAATTCTACAAATGTTAGTGGAATGGGAACTGTTACTTCTAATTGGTATGAGAATTCAAATTTTTTACAAGTTCCAGATTCTATAATTGGTGTAGAAAAGGTATTTAAATTTGATACTAGCTCAATTTCAGGTAGCATGTTTAGTATCAAATATCAATTATTTTTAAATGATTTGTATTATTTTAATTCGATTAATTTAATGCAATATTCTATGACTAAATCTTATCTTGAAGATATTGATATGTTATTAACTACAGATAAGCAAATAAGATTTAATAAAAGGCAAGATAGATTGTATATGGATATAGATTGGAGTGCTCAAACTGTAGATGATTTTATAGTTCTTGATTGTTGGAGAATTTTAGATCCTAATACATTTACTGATGTTTATAATGATAGTTTTATAAAACCATATTTAACTGGGTTGATTAAAAGACAATGGGCACAAAATTTACTTAAATTTAAAGGTGTAAAACTTCCAGGTGGTATTGAATTTAATGCTAGAGAAATGTATGAAGATGCAGAAAGAGAAATAGAATTTATTAGAGATAAATTAAATAATGAATATGAATTACCACCATTAGATATGATAGGATAATGGCATTAAATCCCTTTTTTCTCCAAGGTTCTCAAAGTGAGCAAAGACTTGTTCAAGATTTGATAAATGAGCAATTGTCAATTTTTGGTGTCGAGGTAATGTATTTACCTAGAAGAATTGTTAAAAAGGATAGTTTATTTACTGAATTAGAATCTTCTACTTTTACTGATAATTTTGCTATAGAAGCATATGTTAATACATATGAGGGTTATAGTGGTGCTGGTGATATAATGACTAAATTTGGTATGAGTTTAAAGGATGAATTAATAGTAACAATATCAAAAGAAAGATTTGAAGATTTTATTTCACCATTTTTAGAAGGTTTACCTGATAGTGAAGTCGAAGTTACATCTAGACCTCGTGAAGGTGATTTAATTTATTTCCCATTAGGTAAGAGATTATTTGAAATTAAATTTGTAGAACATGAAAATCCTTTCTATCAGTTAGGAAAAAATTATGTTTATGAATTAAAATGTGAACTATTCGAACTTGAAGACGAAATGGGTGGATGGGATCAAGTTAGT